CTTCGCTGACCATAACTGCCAGGCCAATACTATTTGGCTTCTTCAGAAGGACACCTGGGAGCTTCGAACTATCGGTTCAGCTCCTCGGATCTTGGACTTTGATGGCTTGAATGGTCTTCGGCAAGCTACAGATGATGGTGTTGAGTACCGATGGGGTTACTACGGTAACGTTATCTGCACAGCGCCAGGCTGGAACTGCCGCATTACATTGAGCTAAGGCTGAGAGGGGGAGGGTAAAACCTCCCCTTCTTTTTCTTCGGAGGTAGCAATGAAGGGTAAATCAATCGCATTAATCCTTGGCGGCGGGAAGGCGGCAAAAGGAGAGGGTGCTGAGGAAGAAGATTCCTACGAGGAAGCGTTTGCCGATGCGGCTAACGAGTGCATGGAGGCAATCGAGAGCGGGAATTCTGAAAGGTTTGCGGATGCCCTGAAGGATTGTATCCACATCTGCCTTGAGCACGGGAACAGCCCCGGCGAAGAGGGTGAGGAATACTGATGTCTACCTTGTCAGAGTTAAGGACCAGAGCAAGAAGAAGAGCCGACGCTGTTGGCAACAACTTCTTTTCGGATGCGGAAATTAACGACTACATCAACGTTGGCCTTGGCGAACTTCATGATGTTCTTGTCTCCAAGTTCGAGGACTACTACGTCAGCAGTGTGTCCTTTACTCTGACGCCGGGTACTAGCACGTATTCGTTTTCATCCATTAGCCTAACCAACTTCTACAAGTTGCTGGGCGTGGATGCTTCATCTGGAAACAACACCGTAAAGGTTAAAAGGTTTTCATTCTCAGATAGAAACAGATTCTCGAGTGATGCTGAGGTTTACAACAACCGAGGCTACGCTGCTTACGAATACTCTATCCAAGGTGAAAACATAAAGATGATCCCAGAGCCGGACACCAATGATACAATTACAGTTCACTACGTCCCGTCTTTCACTGCGTTGGCTTCAGATGGATCTTCTGTCTCCAATAGCATTGAGCTTAACTGGGAAGAATATGCCGTTGTTACTGCTGCCATTAAGATGAGGCAAAAGGAAGAAACATCGACAACTTCGCTTGAGCGTGAGCTTGAAAGAATTGAAGCACGAATTGATGCAGCTGCAAGCAACAGAGATGCAGCAGAGCCGTTTGGAATAACTGACGAGGATACTGGCGTACTGCCCTACTATCACTGGAGCTTGTAGTGACTCTGCGGAAGTACGAGAAGATCCCGACAAGGGATGACATCCTTAACAAAATCCAGGAAAGGATTGAGGATGTATTTCTTCCCGTATCAGATGCGTCAATTATTGATGGCAAGCTCATTACAGGCCAGGAGCTGGCGTCTGGCTCAACTTCTATTATATCCCATAACCTTGGCAGGAACCTTAAAGGGTGGATTGTTGTAGGGAAGAATGCAGCGGCTTATGTTTACGATTCGCAGGCATCAAACAACGACCCTGACAAGTTTCTTCACCTTACTGCAAGCGGCACAGTGACCGTGGATCTGTGGGTGTTCTAATGGCTCTCGATAAGAAAATTGCAACAATCCCTTTTACCGGGGGTATTCAGACAAAGAAGACCGATGTTCTTCTTGAACCCGGCGAGCTTGAGGTTCTTGAAAACGGTGTTTTCAATAAGCATGGGCAAATAGAAAAGAGAAAAGGGTACACTGAGGGCGAGTGGACAGCCGCAAGTAACTGGGGAAAAACCCGAGCAGCCTTTGGCTACATGGAAAACCTCTACATGATTACCGCCGAAGGCAAGCTGCTTCGGATGGATCCAGACAACCCTAGCTATTCTTCTGGCATGTTTCAAAAAATGGGAGCTATCGCCCCGTTTCAGACAGAGCTTTTTCCAGCCACTGCAAAAGTACCTCTACATCACTGCCTTAACCCAAGCATTGCTGTTAGTGGCGATGGTACAGTTATCGCCGTTGCTTACATTGAGGCCACGTTTAACTACACCTCAAATGCTGTAAACTATCGCCATCGCGTTGTCTTCATCGATAAAGAGACGATGACAATATTCAACGCCACCATGGATGATCAATCAACTGGATCCGGGGTTGGAGTAAATCCTGGAAAAATCAAGGTCGTAGCAGCGACTAGCTCATACGGCTTTGCTGTTTACTGGGAGTTCAAGCACTCTGGCGGGTACCAGCTTCGCCGAAAATACATCAACCCGAAAAGCCTTAACTTTAGCGTTGGACTTGCATCGGGCGGGGTAGAAATTGCTGGTTACACCAACAACTACAACCAGACAACAAGTCAGCAGTGGTTTGACGTATGTGCATCTCTTACTTCTAACGATGTTCATGTTGCCTATTACAAGAACAATAGCGGCACTCACTCACTTCATTACGTAAAAGACAATGACATTTCATCCAACACGAGTACTGCCGATCTTGATGATGCCACTGACTTTTCAACGGGGTTAGGCGGCACTATCCCTGACAGCAGAATTGCAATTGGTGTCTCATCCCTAACAACACCACTTGTTTACATCGGCTACAGAACTGGCGCGACAGTAAGGGTTCAAAGATTTGCTGATGGTGGACCAGGGTCTGCAACATCCGCTACTCACTCTGATTCAAACTGGGAACCAGAGAACATATTTACGTGGAACTACGATACCGGGAGCAATGACAATGCCCTTGATGCCGTATCCATAGATGGGCACACCCAGGGAGCAAGTGCGTCAAAGCAAAAAAGAAAACTCCTTATCTGCAACAACCCATCTGGGACGCTGAGTATATCGACTGTTGAATACGGCGGGGGAAGGCATGGCGTTGGTCCGTTTAGCTTTGATACGTCAAACGGCTACGGGGCAACTTACACCTACTCTGCATTGTCCAGCAGTGAGGATTATGCCTCCACTGATGAGTATTCGACCATCTATTATCAGAAGGTGCCGACAACGACAGGCACAACCACGGGCGACACCAACCTTTCAGGGTGGTCTGTTCCGCAAGCTTTTCGCCTAGAACATTCTGATTATCCATGTAAGACAGTTGTTTCCGGGTCTTACGCTTACACCGCACTGCCTATTTCCACCAACATCAATACCTTTCCTGATGGGTCTGGCGGAACAAGCGTTGCCGTTGGCTCTGTGATTAAGATTGTCCGGTACTCTCTTGATTTCCCTGACTGGGGTGTAAGCTACGCTTCTCTCGGAAAAAACGTGTTCTACACATGTGGGAATGGCGTATTTAGAACAGGGGTTGATGAGGTTGCATCTCCTGCTGGTATGCCAAAGCCGCAGATATCAGCAATTGCGGTAAGCTCTGGCGGAAACCTAACGGCCAGCAAAGCATACAAGTACAAGGTCGTCTTTGAATTCGAAGACAGCGCTGGAAACTTATATAGATCTGAGCCATCTGATGCTGCCTCGGTCAGCTCAACAGGAAGCGACAAGACGGCAAGCGTCACCGTTGAACACATGGGTGCGCCATCAACTAAGGGGATAAATGGCCACAGGGTTGTTTTGTACCGAACCCAAGGGGACGGAAATATTTACAACAAGGTTCAGACAAGGCCAGGCGCAGACTCTGACGGCGGCACTCTTGTCTTTACTGATGATATTTCTGACAACGCTGCCGCCGGTGGAGCATTCCTTTACACCGATGCAGGGGAGCTTGTTGATACAAGATGTCCCCCTGCCTTTTACCTCGAAAGCCACCGCAACCGGCTATTCCTTATCTCTGAAGACAATCGCATATTCTTTTCAAAAGAGTATGAGGAAGCTTATGGTGTTGCATTCTCGGACACCTTTACCGTCCCTCTTGATGGCCTCGATGATGATAAGCCCACCGCCCTTGGTAGCGCTGGCAACGCTCTCTACATCTTCAGGGAAAACTCTATCTGGGCAATTAGTGGAGACGGTCCAACTAAAACCGGAACGGGAAGCTACTACACTCCGCAGCTCGTAAGCGGGAGCATTGGAGCGCTCAAGGGAAGCCCCACTTTGTTTACTGATCAAGGCATGTTTTTCCAGTCAAAGAGGGGAATTCATGTCGTAAGTGCAAATGGGGTTGAGTACATAGGATCTCCCGTTGAAGATGTTCTTGGTGACTCTAGGATTAGAGATATTATTCTCGACCAAGAAACATCTACAATTCGATTTATCACCAGCACTAGCGTCATTGTTTATTGCTATGAGTTTGGCCAGTGGTCTCACTTTACCTACTCAACGCTTGGTAACAATACGATTATTGGGGCTGGAAACTGGGATGGAACAAATCGCCTGGTGACCAGTGATGATAAGATCTGGAAAGAAACAGGATCAAAACTAGCATCGACTTATCTGGTTATGAAACTGAGGACTGGCTGGATTTCACTAAACGAGATTCAGGGATTTGGCCGCGCATACAGGTTTGCACTCCTGGGGAAAAGCCAGGACAAGCACGTCCTCAACGTAAAAGTTTATTACGACTACGATGATAGTGCTGCGGTTGATACGTACAGCTTTACAACAAGCTCTGCCACAGATGCAGTTCTTCAATTCAGGGCTCACTTGTCTAAGCAAAAATGCCAGGCAATTAAATTCGAAATTTACGATGCAGATAACTCAGCATCTGCTGGTGATGGGTTTGTCATAGAAAGCATTGCGGTTGAAATCGGGACCAAGCGCGGCATTTTCCGAACTCCCGAATCAAACACGATAGGAGCAAGCTAATGGAAACGGCTTCAATGATCGACACAAACAAGAAGAAAAAGAAAAACGACTCAGCTACAGGAGGGCTTGTGTCATCTGCCGCAGCTGAAACCGGAGCGGCGGACCCTGAGCTTGTTGATGCGGCGCTTGAAGGCGATTACCAGTTTGGTTTGGGTGGCGGGAATATGGAGGTTGAAAGAAGCAACTATCCAATTACCGAAACAGCGCAGCCCCCCCAGCCAGTGTCTAGCCCACCAGAACCGGGGCCTCAACCAATCGATGTAAGCGGGGTTGGATCAACTGGATTGGGGGAAGGGCCACCACAGCGAGGACCAGTAGAGGATCCAGGTCTTCCTCCGGGCCCAACTTATCCAGGCCAGGAAACTCGACAGCCCTGGACATACGAGCAGACCTTTATCGATCCCGTTATTCGCGGTGCGATGGAGAGAGATTATGCCACCCTTGGCGCTCAAACCGCTGCAGGCCGAGATATCGATGTAGGACAGGCGGAACGTGCAAGGGGCTACCAGGAAGAAGGGCTCCAGTCCATGCTGGCACTTGCTGCTGGTGGCGAGTCAGAAGCACTCAGGCTTCAAAGAGAAAGAGGGCAACAGGGGGCCCGTGCAGCAGCAGCATCAGTAAGGGGGGCACCTGCCGCAGCTGTTCAGAGAATGATGACTCAGCAAATGGCCGAAGTAGACCGTGGCATTGCTGAAGCCATTGCAGGACAGCAGACAGCTGCAGCTCAGCAAGTCAATCAGTTTGCTGCTCAGATGAGAAACCAAGACATGAGTCTTGAGCAAATGCAGACTCAGTTCGCAAATGAGCTCGGCCTATCTAATGCCCAGATGCAGAATGAAGTTGCCCAGGCTGAAGCTCAGATTAATGCTCAGCTAGAGGCTCAAAGGGATTCAATGGTGGATTCCTTGATTGGAAGAGGTGTTGATAGAAACGTCGCCTTAATGCAGGTGTCTGCCGAGCTGGACATGCAGCGGCGAGAGCTTACATACCGCTATTGGGCAGGCCGACTTGGATCTGTAACCGAGGTAATGTCTCAAGCAATTGAGTCTGCGGATTTCTGGGAAGGTGGCGTTGAGGGCGTTGCTGAAATGGCTCCAGTCATCAGCATGTTTACGGGTTATGGAACACCCGAAGAATACGCAGGTCCAACAACTCGGGTTATTGCAGGGGCTGACGACCCCTCTACTTTCTACACCGAAACAACTGCGGAAGGTGCGCCTGATCCAAGCCAGTACGAATGGAACTTTGAAACTCAATCCTGGCAGCTTACCGAAGGGGATCCTGGCAGTATGGAGTTCATGGGGGTTGTAGACCACGCAGGATCTAGGATGAACCTCTATCGGTCCTGGAACGAAGATCAGCAGAGATGGGATTACAGCTTTCAGCCAGCAGGGGGCACGGATGAAGCCGGTGGAAGATGGGACGCATCTGGCTCCGAGGTGATGCCATCAGGTATTGAGGGCAAAACAAACGTCATGCCTATTGGGCGAGACGAGTTTATGCGTCAGCGAACAAAGGGGATGAAAGAGGGGATGATGGGGACTACCGGCATGATGCGTAAGCCGGAGTTCGGAATGGCCCCGTCATTAACCAAGCCGACCGCTCTTCCTGGTCAGTCAAAGCTTGGCAAAATCAACCAGGGACTAAAGCCATCACAGGCCCCTGCTATGATGTCCGACCGATCCTTGAATACGGCAGAGCCGGTTCCTGGATTAAAGTATGGCGCATCGGATTGGCGAGATACTGCATTAACCGGAATGCAGGTTGGCAAAGAGGTCCTTGGTGTAATTGATGCCGGAAAGGGTCTCTTTACCGCAAAGGGCAAAAAACAGCAGAAGGAAGCCTTGGCCGGTATTGGGGCCTATGCGACAAGCAGGGCATTGAACGAAGGCTTTAGTAGCCTTGAAGATTATTTGTCGGAAACGTCTGCTGATGCAATTGAAACCAGTGCTGCTGACTATGCTCAGGATGCTATTAAGGCACTCTCTCAAACAGAGGCCCCTGCCGTTGCGGCTGATGTTGCTGCCCAGTCCGCTGATCTTGCAAGCGAGGCCGTAAGCCTTACGCCTGGAATCGGGCCTGCCATAAGCACAGGCTCAAAGCTTGCTCAAGGGAAAGGTGTCGGAAGAGCTGCTGTTGAAACAGGCGGGGGAATTATTGGTGGGGCCATTGGGACCTTGCTTGGCGGCCCAGGGTTTGGGACTGCCGCCGGAGCAATGGCTGGTCAAGTTGGAGCAAGTAAGGCCATGGATGCTTTTGACAAGTCAGCAACCGTGGGCGGTGGCTCAGCTGCATACACCGCACCGCAGCGATACGTCATTGAAGGCGATAGCTACTCCGGGCTTGAAACCAAGAGTCATGTAGAGGGCCTTCATATTGGATCTGGCTACGGCGAGTATGTTGGGTCTGATGACAACATGAAGACTGGAGAGGGGCCATCTCAGGACGCTATCTCTGGCTTCCTTCGCGAGCTTGAGCCGGTTAAGTATGACTACAAGCCAGAGTATGGTGGTGAGAAGAACCAATATGGTATTATTGCCCAAGATGCAGAGAAAAGCCCCGTAGGGCGGTCGTTTGTTAAGCAGGACCAGAATGGCTCACGCATGATTGACACAGGCAAGGCGACAATGGTGAACATGGCCTCAGCCGCAAACCAGCAAAAGATCCTAGATTCCCAGGGAATGCTCATTGCAGATCTTCTCCAGAGAATCGGAAGACTTGAAGGGAGAGGGTAATGGCACCTCCATACAGAGAAGGCTACTCACCAAATGATCCAGTCGGCTCCCATTCAGTATTAAGGCCGCCAGAAAGGCTGCCCGGAGGAATACCGGCAAAAGGATCAAAGGAAGAAACAGCACTTCTTCAAAGGCTTGCTAGGCAGTTTGCTGGTCCAGAGGGGCCACCTGCCGAAGAGGACTGGTTAAGGAGAGGGAGCCCTTCGATGGATATGGGCCCTCTTTCTTTGACTGAAAGAGAAAGGCGAGACCTTAGACTGCAGAAGCACAAGGGCGAATACACGACCCTTATAGATCCAAATAAGTACAGGAGCATTTCCGATATCAACCTTGAATCGGTTGGAGAATTTGCTCAGGGCCTTGCCGGAACAATAAGCGACCCAGGCACTGCTGCGCGAATGCCCGCCGAAGGTCTGTTGCCAATTTCCCCGAAAAAAGCAGGACCGACCACTGCGGCTGCGCCTGGCTCAAAGGAATCTCGGGCTCAAGCCCTAGCAAAGCAGACAGGGATGTCCCTGGAGGATGCTACCGCTGCCCTTGCTATGGCAAGAGGTAAGGCCGTGGGGGAAAATGCTGCAAATGTTGCGCGAGAAGTAGGCCTTTCTGATGCAATCAATGCAAT